ACGCTCCTGGCTGACGACGTGGCGCACAACGCGCCGTGTGACGTGACCCCCGGCTCCCCCTCTCTCCAGCAGGTTCCCGCGGACGACTCCTCCTCGGCCGCGGGGACCAGGGGGGGGCCGGTCCCCTGCCCGCCTCCGGAGGAACTCCCCCTTCTCTTCGCGCAGGAAGCGGTCGCGCAGGCCTGGACGGAAGCGACCCCGCTCATGTTCGCGAACCACGACGAGACGGGAGCTCTCGATCGCTCGTTCTTCCAGCCCGACCAGGCCCGCTACCTGGCCCTGGAGGCCGCGGGGAAGCTCGTCGTCTTCACCATGCGCCGCGGTGGCCGTTTGGTCGGCTACTCGGCGATGCTGCTCAGCGATCACCTGGACTATCCGGGCGTGCTGTGGGGGATGCAGCTCGCGCTCTACGTCGTCCCGGCGGAGCGGTCGCTCAAGGTCCTCGGGTTCCTGCGCTGGCAGGACGAGCAGCTCCAGGGCGCGAGCGTCCGCTACTCCTACCGGCACAGCACCATGGCCCACCCGTACGGAAAGCTCCTCACGCGCCTGGGCTACAAGCCCCAGGAGCTCCGCTACGTGCGGGAACTCCCGCGGCTCCCCGAGGGAGGGTCCCCCTGATGGGTCTTGAAGTGGCCTTGATCGTGGGTGCCGTGGCGGCCGCTGCGTCGACGGGGGTGAGTATCCACCAGGGCGAGCAGCAGCGTAGCCAGGCCAATAAGATGGCCGAGGCCCAGCGCCTGGCCGCCGAGAAGCAGCGCACGGAGCTCGAAACGAAAGAGCGCCGCGACGAGGCGACGGCAGGGGCCCGGGCCGACCGCGTCCGCCAGCGCGCCCGCGCGGGTCTCGCCGGCGGCCGACGTTCCACGCAACTGACGGGACCCCTCGGGCTTCCCGACTACTCGAGCTACTCCGGTCCCACCCTCGTCGGGGAGGCGCGCTAGTGGGGCTCGTCCCCGTCTCGGGCCCGATCCGCCGCAAGGATCCGGGGGCGGCCGAAGAGGCCGCGCGGCAGCTCCAGCAGCGCCGCGACGAGGCGACCTCGGCGTCTCGCGAGGCGCGGGGGCGCGCGCGCTCGCGAGGGCTTCCGGACTTCTCCGGCACGGCGACCCTCGGGATCCCCGGGGGAGGCGGCCTCACGCTGCAGCCCCTCGGTCTCCTCGGCGGGCACCCCGGGCTCCGCCGAACCCTCGGGGGTAACGTATGACCTCCGACGCCTATGATCCCAAGCGCGTGTCCGCCGTTGTGGCGGGCCTGGTCGCCGAGCGGGAACCCTACGAGGCCGGCTGGCGGGAGACCGACAAACTGGTCGCGCCGGGGATGGCGCGTCTGGACCTCGGGGACCTGGATAAGGGCGAGGTCGACGACTCCGAGATCGTGAACTCCACGGCCGACCAGGCCCAGGAGGTCTTCGAGAACGGCATGGTCGCCTTCACGGTCAACCCCAGCCAGCCGTGGATCCGGATCGAGCCGGAGGATCCCTCCCTCGCCCGGCGTATCTCGGTCTCGGACTGGGCCGACCAGGTCGCCCAGGTCCTCCTCGACGTCACCGAGGAGTCCGGGACGTACGAGCAACTGAAGAGCCTCTACGGCTACTCGGGCAAGTTCGCCAACGGCCTCCTCTGGACCGAGGAGAGTTACCGGACACTCGTCCGGACGCGCTCGATGGCGGTGGGGTCCTGGTGGATCGGCCGCGACGAGGACGCGGTCCCGAGCACCATCTTCCGGCGCTTCCGCATGAGCGTGCGTCGGCTGGTCGAGACCTTCGGTCGCCGGACGCGCTCGGGGAGCTACGACTGGAGCAACTTCTCGACCGAGGTCCGTGAGGCCTGGGACGACTCCCACTACGAGCGTCAGGTCGACGTTGGGCAGCTCGTCCTCCCGAACGAAAACTGGAAGCCGGAGTACCAGAACGCCCGCGAGAAGCGCTTCGCGAGCTGCTACTTCGAGCTGGCCGGCGAGCGGAGTTCCTCCTCGAGCGGCCACTCCTACGCGCCCATGGACGGGCGCTTCCTCCGGGAGGGCGGCTACGACGTCTTCCCGGGCCTGTTTTTCCCGTGGGACCTCTACGGCGACGACGTCTACGGGGTGCGATGCCCCGGGCGCATGTGCCGCGGCGACATCCGCGAGGTCCAGCATTGGAGCCACAAGACGGGGGCGGCGATCGACAAGATCCTGGACCCCCCGCTCTACGGCCCCCCCTGGGCGAAGATGCTCCGCGTTGGCTACCTCCCCGGGCAGGTGACGGCCGTCCCCGACTCGGATCTCCAGCGGGGCGGCCTCCGGAAGGTCGTCGAAGTCGACCCGAAAGTCCTGGAAGCCCTCGACCGCACCGAGCGCATGGAGAAGCGGATCGAACGCGCCTATCACGTCCCGCTCTTCCGGATGCTCGAATCCCTCGGGGACGCGACGGGCCGGACCGCGACCGAGATCGCCCAGCGGAAGCAGGAAAGCCTGATGGGCCTGATCGGGCCGGGCGTCCGCGTGAACCGCGGCGTCCTCATCCCGTACGTCCAGCGCATCTACAACGCCGCCGCGGCTCTGGGGCGTATCCCGCCTCCTCCCCGGGAAGTCGAAGGGAAACCCCTCAAGATCCGCTTCGTGTCGGTGATGGCCCAGGCGATGCGATCGCTCAACCTTGCCGCGATCGAGCGGGTGCTCGAGACCGCGGCGGTCGCCGTCAAGGTCGATCCCGCGGCCGGCCGCAACCTGCACGTCCGGAATCTCCTGGAAGAGATGCAGCGTGCTTCCGGCGCCCCCGCCCGGATCCTCCGGACCGAGGAGGAGATCGCGGCGATGGACGAGGCGGACCGGAAGGCCATGGCCATGCAGGCCCAGGTGGAGCAGGCCGAGCGCCTGGCGAAGACGGTGAAGACGCTGTCGGACGCGGAGCCAAGCTCGGAAAGCGTGCTGGGCAAGGTCGGCCAAGCCCTGAAGGGCGCAGGAGGCCGCAGGTGAGCGAGAAGCTCCCCGTCGTCCCGAATACGCTCGTCATGCGCCTCAACCTGGCGGGCCGTGCCTACAAGGTCGGCTTCGCCGAGGGCGTCCTCATGGTCCACGAGTGGCACACGGGTGCGGCCGTGTTCCAGACGGAGACGCGCTACTCCGATAGCGAGATTCCCCAGCTCGCCCTCCGGGGCGTGCGGGGAGCGCTCATCGTGGCTCATCCCATGCATCCCCCCTACCGGCTCGTGCCGGTCAGTCATCGGTCGTGGGTCTTCGAGCGGCTGGAGATCGCCCCTGCCCGCCGCCATCTGAAACCGGGGGCTCAGGAGGAAATCCGATGAGGGTGATCAAGGTCCACGACTTCTCCGGCCCGCTCGGCAAGGAACACGTCGAAGCGCCGGCCGCCGGCAGCGGCGCCGCCGTCACCGAAACGGCGACGCAGACGCTTCAGAACAAGACCCTCGACACCCCCGCGATCACGAACGGCGTGACGCACGAGGTCGCGGCCGTGGTCGCCGCCGGCACCGTTCAGGGCGACGCGGCGGCGCTTGCCGGCGCCGTCATCTACGACGTGACGGCCGCCGACGGCACGAAGGGCGTGAAGCTGCCCGCGGCCGCCACCGGCAAGAAGATCGTCGTCTACAACAACTCCGCGAACGCGCTCAAGGTCTACCCCGCCAGCGGCGACGACATCAACGACGGCACCGTCGACGTGCATGTCACGATCGCGCCGAAGTGCTGGGCGGTCTTCGAGGCCGTGGATGCGACGACCTGGGCGTCGAGCGCCGCGCTCGCCAGCCTGGCGGGCACGGAGACCCTGACGAACAAGACGCTCACCGCCCCGGTCCTGGTGGGCGACGTCCAGATCCTGGCCGCCGCCGGCACCGTGCAGGGCGACGCGGGAGCCATCACCGTCAAGTCGGGAGGCCTCGTGCATGTGACCGGCGCCGACGCCACGAAGGGCGCCCGTCTCCCGGCGGCCGCGGCCGGCCTGATCGTCGACCTCAAGAACGACGACGCGGCCAACGCCATCCTCAAGCTCTACCCCGCCACGGGCGACGAGATCAACGCGCTGGGGGCGAACACGGAGATCAGCCTCGCCGCCAAGGTCTCGGCCCGCTTCCGCGCGATCGACGCGACGACCTGGTTCAGCATCCCGCTCCTCCCGAGCTAGTGCATGAAGAAGTCGCCCCACGTCCCGGAGGACTGCGGAAGATGCGCCGAGCGCGCGAAGAAGCGCTACGACCGCTTTCAGCGCTCCCTCCAGGCCGTCATGGCGACGACCGAGGGCCGGCTGGTCCTGGACCAGATCCTCGACTGGACCGGGCAGAACCAGCGGAGCCTCTGGGATCCGAGCTCGCGGATGCATTGGCTCGTGGGGCGGCGCGACCTGGGCAAGGAGATCGAGGACGAGCTCCTGGCCGCCGCGCGCCCGAGTTACTTCACGATGCGCGACGAGCGCGTGAAGGCCGCCGAGATGGAAGAGGCCGATAAGCGCGTCGACGAGGAAATGCTGAGAAAGGAACGCTAGATGACTCTCAAGACGGCACCCCCGGACGTGAAGGCCCAAGCGGCCACGACGCCCCCGGCGACCCCCGCCGCGCAGGTAACCCCGAAAGCGGCGGCCGTGACCCCGGAGGGCAAGGCGGCTCCCGCCGATAAGGCGGCCGCGGAGCTGCTGGATCTCTCGAAGACCGCACCGGCGGCGCCGGCAGCGGCCGCGGCCCCCGTGAAGCCCGACTCCCCCGAGGCCGGGGAGAAGAAGCTCCCGGAGGGGCAGGAGCCCGCGAAGGAGACCCCGCCGGCCGAGGCGACGTATGACCTCGCGCTCGCGGAGGACTCGGCGCTCGACCCGGAGGTCGACGTCCCGGCGGTGCTGGAGTTCGCCAAGGCGGAGAAGATCTCCCCGGACCTGGCCAAGAAGGTCCTCCTCCAGCGCGAGGACGCCATCAAGTCCTGGAAGGTCCACCAGCAGGCCCTGACGAAGGCGATCGTCGAGGGCTGGGCGAAGGAACTCCCGACCGATCAGGAGATTGGCGGGGACAAGCTCCCCGGCGCCCTGGAAGACGCGAAGCGGGCCCTGGCTCGCTTCGGCGACGACGAGATGCGGAAGGTCCTCGAGCAGACCGGCCTCGGGAACAACCGGATCTGGCTCAGGATGGCCGCGCGGGTCGGGAAGACGCTCCGCGACGAGGTGCTCGTCGACGGCAAGGAGTCCGGCGCCGGCGGCGCGGGGAAGTCGGCCGCGGAGGTCCTCTTCCCCCTGGAAGAGATCGGCCGGACCCAGGATCCGGGGCCCCCGACCTAGACGTGAGACGGAGATCATGAAGTCCGGGCGCTGGGCCCCTCTGGCCGGCGCCCTTGAAGGAGAAGAGCCATGGCTGTTCTGAGCGGAATGCTGTCGCAGATGGAGATCGCGAAGCGTCGCGACCCCTCCGGCAAGACCATGAAGATCGTCGAGATCCTGAACCAGGTCCTCGAGATGGGCCGGGACGCGATCTACAAGGAGGGCAACCTTCCGATCGGTCACCAGCTCGCGAGCCGGACGTTCATCCCCCGCCCCTCGTGGGTGGCGATGGGCGAAGGCGTGACGAGCGTCGTGTCCGAGACCGAGCAGGACGTGGAGACCTTCGGCCAGATGCTGGCCAAGAGCGACGTTCCGAAAGACGTGGCCGAGATCGGCGGGAGCGTCCAGGAGAACCTCCTCGCCGAGAGCGTCCCCATCCTCCACGGCATCGAGCAGGAGTTCGAGGAGACCGTCTGGTACGGCAACCGGGGTCTCGCGCCCAAGGAGTTCGACGGCTACACGATGCGGTTCAACGACCTCTCCGGCCCGACCGCCGACAACATCATCGACGGCGGCGGCGTGGGCTCCGACAACTGCTCGATGTGGATGATCGGGTGGGGCGAGATGACCACCTGGATCGGCTACCCCCAGGGCTCGAAGGGCGGGATCGAGATGATCCCCCGCGGCCTCCAGGACGTGACGGAGACCGCCGGTTCCAACTCCAAGACCTTCCTCGCCTACCGGACCTACTGGTCCAAGAAGTGCGGGGTCGTGGTGCGCGACTGGCGGACCATCATCAGGGGCGCCAACATCGACGTCTCGGAGATGCGGACGAAGTCGGCCGCGGCGAGCGACCTGACCGAGATGCTGATCAAGATGTGGCACCGCGCGCGGCGGGTGAAGGGTCTCGCGAAATTCTGGCGCATCTACATGAACTCGACCTGCAACCAGTACCTCGACATCCAGAAGCGCGACGACGTCGGGGTCGGCGGCGGCCTCTCGTACGTCAACGTCGACGGCGAGGAGGCGGAGGCCTTCCGGAAGATCCCCGTCCGGATCTCCGACAGCCTGCTCCCGACGGAGTCCGCGGCCGCCTAGTAGGCGTGGCCCTGGACGTGTGGCGTGACGTGAGATGTGCCTGAACCAGGAACGACGAATCAGGATGTAGCGAGGGCAAGAACATGATCGACCAGAGCCTTTTCTTCGCGGACGCGCAGGCGGTGACGGCGGACGCCGCCACCGCGAACAGCCACCTCTCCTCCTCGGCCCGGAAGATCGGGGTGGGGACGCCGCTCTACTTCCACGCGGCCCTGCTCGTGGCGATGACCGACGCGGGCAGCAACTCGACCTGCACGGTCACCCTCCAGGCGGACGACGATGTCGGCTTCGGCGGCCTGATCACCATCTGCACGCTCCCCGTCTTCGCGGCCCTCTCGCCGGCCGGGACGGTGCGCTGCGAGCCGGTCGGGATGGGCTTCGCCGGGAAGCTCCGCCTGCGCGGCTTCTTCACGATGGCGAACGGCAACCTCACGACGGGCACCTTCAGCGTGTGGCTCTCGAGCGTCCAGAAGTCCTGGTCGGCGAAGCCCCAGGCGATCAGCATCGGGTAGTCGCTGGTCCCGGAGATCTCGCGATTCCGGGGCGGCGGGGAGCCTCGCTCCCCGCCGCCCCTTCGGTCGTGTGTCGTGCGTCTTGTCCAGGTGAGAAAGGAGAGCTACTGTGGCGGATCCGAAAGCCCCCGCGGCCCCTGTCGCCCCCCCCGCGCGGCGGGCCCGGCCCATGCTCGTCGTCTCGACGGCCGAGGGCGTGTACAACGGCCTCCGCGTCCGGAAGCCTGGCTTCAAGTTCTACCTGGACGACCCCACGCACTTCTCCTGGGAGTGGATGGAGATCGTCGACGCCACCGACGAGCAGCGCTCGAAGATCCGGAAGGACACGCGGACCCTAGTCAAGAAGCGGAGCCGGAGCAAGAAGCCCGTCTACCGCGTGGACGGCCGGCCCGTCCGCGCCGGGGGCCCCGTCTCCTCGGGCAACCCCGCGGCGCTCGACGAGGACCTGGCCGGCGTGGAGTAGAGGGCAAGGAACCCGGAAGACCGATCGAGGAACGAAGCCATGACCGACAAGCGCGCCTGGGGCCAATGCGGCCCGACCATCGTTGTCCCCGCGGACAATCCCGCGCCCCTCGGCGTCCAGGCGGCCCAGGAGGGCGCCACGGAGAAGCAGCAGTACCGGATCTACAACTCCTCCCTGAACGTGGTCCACCTCGGGATCGCGGGCACCGGCGCGGACGCCCAGGCGAACGCCGTCGCCGCCGCGGCGGGCGTGCCGGACATGGGGATCCCGCTTCCCCCGGGGATCGTCGAGATCCTGACCGCGCCCGCGAACTCCTTCTTCAGCGGCTTCGCCGTGGGGGCCTCGAACGTGTTCATCACCCCGGGAGCAGGCGGGATCTGACCGATGCCGCTCGAATTCGCCAAGCCCGGCAACCGCGCTGACCGCCGGAAAGCCCGGCGGGATCCGGCCGCGCTCGGGCTTCGCTGGTCGAGGCCCAAGCGCCCTGAGTCCGGGCTGCGGGCGACGCAGGTGACGGTGAATGTACCTCCGAAGGACGGCGTAGGGCCTCCCGAAAAGGTCGTCAAGGTCGTCCCCACGGGCGACATGATGGCGGGCATCGCCAGGGTCCAGGAGGAATTCCCGGTCAACAAGGGCTTCCAGGTGAAGACCCTCAACCTGGGACCCACCGCCGACCTTGACCGTCTGCTCGAAGAGGCGCTCGGGAAGCCGAAGAAGGGGGCTCTGTAGTGGCCACCCGCACCTGGATCGCCGTCGCCGACCAGAACTGGTCCGACCCGACCGCGTGGGACGGCGGGGTCGCGGTTCCGGTCACCACGGACGCCATCGTCTTTGGCCCCAACGACGGCAACTGCGCCATCGACAACCTCGGGACCTGGACCGGCGGGACCGTCACGGTCAACTCGACCTACGCCGGTGTGATCACACAGGCGAGCGGCGTCAACTTCACGAGCGCCGCCTATAGCCAGGTCGGAGGCACCTTCACCTGCCACTCGGCGGCGACCTTCACGAGTACGACGTTCTCGGTGACGGGCGGCGCTTTCAACCAAGGCGGTGCCTTTGTCTCGACCACGTTCCTCGTCGGGGCCGGCACCTACACTGGGGCGTCGGCCACGATGTCGACGACGGCGGTCACGGTGAACTCATCCTCCGGGTCGATCACGGCGACGAGCGGGATCTGGACCCTCGCGGGCAGCTTCACGCGCACGAACTCCCCGACCTGGAGCGCGAACGGCGGAACGATCAACATCACCGCCGCGAGCACGTTTAACCCGGGGAACTTCACGCTCAATCTGGTGACGCTCAACGCGGCGGCGGCGATCACCATTTCGAGCGGGGTGACCTGCCCCCTTGGGGCGGCCCCGACGTCGGCCATGAGCACGTCCACGCTGACCGTCACGGGTGTCGTAACGTGGTCCGGGCTCTGGACCCACACCGGGCTCCTGACCGTCACAACGGTGACGGGGACACTGACCGGCAGTAGCAGCCCCACGTTGACCATCAGCGATGACCTGGACGTCGGCGTCGCGGCGGTCATTACCAACCCGATCGCCACGATCACGATGAGCGGGACGGCGACCGCGATCCTCACCGACACGGGGGATAAGCTGTCTGGAACGACGTTCGTGCTCGGGAGCGGGAGCACCAAGGGGATCACGGTGGCGGCCAACACGATCTGTCGGCTCGGGGCGGCTCCGACCAGCAGTGTTGGGACCGGCACGGTCGGCGTGAACGGGACCGTGACCTGGAGCGGGCTCTGGACCCTCACGGGCCTTTTGACGGTCAGCGGTGCGGGGTCGACTTTAACGGGTACCAGCAGCCCGACGCTGACCATCAGCGATGACCTGAACGTTGCGTCGGTCGCGACGATCACGAACGCCATCGGGACGATCACACTCTCTGGGACGGCATCGATGACGTTGACCGACACTGGGGATAAGCTCTCGGGGACGACGTACATCATCGGTAGCGGCGGCGTCAAGGCCGTCATCATCGCGGCCTCCACGATCTGCCGCCTGGGCTCCGCGCCGACCAGCAACATCAGCACGAGCACCCTGACCGTCACGGGCGAAGTCCGCTGGGACGGCCTCTGGACCCACACGGGTTTGATCACGGTGAGCGCGACCACGGGCATCCTCACCGGAACCACCAGCCCGACGATCAGCCTCACCAGTAGCCTGAACGTGTCCAGTACCGCGACGATCACGAACGCCATCGGGACGATCACCTGGACCGGGACGGCGAGCCCGACTCTGACGGACACCGGGGACAAGCTCGCGGCCACGACCTATGTCCTGAACAAGACCACCGGCACCTTCACGGTGGCGGCCAACACGATCATGCGCTGGGGAGCCGATCCCACGTCGGTCCAGACCGGGGGCGCTCTCACGGTGACCGGCACGGTGACCTGGAGCGGCACTCTACAGCGCACCGGGACCGTGACGGTGAACGGGACGATGACGTGCGGGACGACGTGGGTGCAAAACACGAGCAACGTTACGATCGGAGCCGCCGGGGTGGTCACGGGGCTGACCGCCATCAGCGTGGTCGCACACCTTACGGTGACTGCGGGGGCGACGTGGCCCGCCACCGTTGACGTGACCGTCCTGGGAACCACGCGAACCGACCTCATCATTCCCTCGGGCGTCGTCAACCTGACGGTCGCCAAAGTCAACCACGACGTCCAGCTCTACGGTCCTAATGCGGTGTATCACCTGGGGACCAATCCGGTCACGACTTGCCAAACTACGGGGAGCGGGTCGATCGCCGTCTACACCGCCACACTCGATTGGACGGGTTTGTGGACGCACGCGGGCGGGTTTTACATCTACGATGCAGCAGCGGTTATCACGGGTCTAGGCTCCCCGACGATCAGCATTGCCGATGGGATCTATGTTGACCCTGGATGCACGATCACGAACCCAATCCCCAGCATCACAGTCACCGGATATCAGGTTGGAGGGGCGGAGTTCTATACCGACACGGCTGACAAGCTGGCCGCAACGACGTTCACGATAACTCGCTCCGGCAGTTGGATTGTCGACGCCAATACAATCATGCGGCTCGGGGCGAATCCGACGTCGACCGTGGGGACGCTCAACTTCAACATCTTCGGCACCCTCAACCTCAGCGGGACGTGGACGCACACCGGCTTCATCTACATCGACGCAACCGGCTCGGTGACGGGGGCGCTGACAACCCTCAACATGATCGTGTACGGTTGGATCACCATCAGCACAGGCTCCACATGGCCGTCCGGGGTGAATCTGAACTGGACGCCGTCCGATGGGTCTGACCATGAGTTTCTCCTGGACGGCAGGACGTTCGGCACCTTCCGCCGTATTGGCTCGGCGTCCGCCCAGCTCATGATCGCCGGCTCCAACACCTTCACCACCTTCCGCGACAACGACGGCCTCGTGGCGCACTCGCTCAAGTTCGCGCAAGGGACGACGCAGACGGCCGCCCTCTGGCTGCTTGGCGGGTCCGGCGGGAAGCTCCTCACGATGGACACGGACACCGGGGCGGGAGTTTTCACGCTCAGGAGCACGGGTAGCGCCGTCCGCGCGTCCTACTGCTCGATCACACGCTCGACGGTCGACGCCTCTCCGACCTGGACCGCGGATCCGTCCTGCACGAACGGCGGAGGCAACACGAATTGGATCTTCGGGAGCCTGTACTTCGATCAGTCCCGGCAGCGGAAGCGTGGGCGTCGTTGGATTCCGCTGGTGGCGTGAGATAGGGGACCCGCATGGCCTGGAACGACACGGAGATCGCGAACCGCGCCCTCGGGGACCTGGGGTATCGGGACGCGATCGTCGACCTGGCGACGGACACGAGCCTCCAGGCCCGGGTCCTGCGCGGGAACTTCGACCTGGCGGTCGAGGACGTCCTCTCCGACGCCCCCTTCGGGGTGGGCCTCCGGATGGGCGAGCTCACGATCGTCTCGGATCCCGACGTCCCCTACAACGATCAATACTGGTTCGCCTACCGCTACCCGACCGGCTCGGTCCTCTTCCGGGGGGTGCTGCCGGAGGGGCAGGCCGGCCGCATGGCCACGGAGAAGTCGCAGATCCCCTGGAAGATGCAGTCCGACGCCTCCGGCCGGCTCATCCTGACGGACCAGGAGAACGCGGAGGGCGAGTGGGTCGTGGCGCCGGCCTCCGGCTTCCTGACCGCGAAGCTCGTCCTGGCCGTCGCGCTCCGCCTAGCGCTGCTCTCGGCGCCGCGCCTTCGCCGCGAGAACCAGTCGGCCGTCGATCTCGAGGCCCCCTATCAGCGGCTCCTCTCCGAGGTGAAGGCCCACAATGCCGCCGAGAGCGGCTTCGAGCCGGCGCCGGATCCGCCGTTTCTCCGGGCCCGCCGTGGGCAGACGGGGCCGGGCTGGCCGACGCGGGGGTGGCTCCCGTGATTCTCGTCAACCGAGGATTCCCGAAGGGAGAGCTCTCCGACTCGCTCTACGGCCGGGCGGACACGGTGGACTACGCGCTTGGGGCGAGGACCCTCCGCAATTTCCTGGTCGGGAGGGACGGAGGGATCCGGAAGCGCGCCGGGTTCAGGCACGTCGACGAGAGCCGCTTGCCGGCGAAGGAGACGCGGCTCATCCGCTTCGTGTTCTCGACGGCCACGGGGGACACGTACATCGTCCAGGCCGGGGACCTCTATTTCGAGTTCATCCGCGACGGGGCGCGGATCACCGAGACCCCCAAAAGCATCACCGCCGCCAGCCAGGCCAACCCGTGCGTCCTCACGTCCGTCGCCCACGGCTTCCTGAACGGCGACGACGTCCTCCTCTCGGGCTTCCTGGTCGGGATGCTCGAGCTGAACGGCCGGCGCGTGCGGGTGGCCAATAAGACGGCCGACACCTTCCAGATCACCGACACGAGCGGGACGAACATCAACTCGCTCGCGTTCGGCGCCTACTCCTCCGGCGGCCAGGCTGCCCGGGTCTACAAGATCGCCTCCCCCTACCTCGAGGCGGATCTCCAGGACCTCCGCTTCGCCCAAAGCGCCGACGTGATGACGATCACGCACCCGGACTACCCCACCCACGAGCTCTCCCGGACCGCTCACACGAGCTGGAAGCTGCTCGACCGCACGATCCCCGTCGACCCGGCCACGGGCGACGTGATCCCGGTCTACGCGGCCGAGCGGATCTTCGATTACGTCTCCGGCGCCCTCGGCGCCGCGGGCGCGAAGAGCTTCCGCTACCGGATCACCGGCCTGACCCCGAACGGGGAGACCGTCCCCATCTTGGAGGCGGTCCGCGCTATCTCCAACGTCGAGCTGCTGGATCCGGCGAGGATCACGACCGCGGCGCCCCACGGGTTCACGACGGGCGACGAGGTCGCGCTCCACTTCATCCAGGGCACGGTCGAGCTCAACAAGCGGCTCTTCCGGATCACCGTGACGGCCGCGGACAAGTTCACCCTGGACGGCGTGGACGGCACGGGCTACACCGCGTACATCGCGGCCGGCGATGCCCAGCGGACCTACATCCGGATCGACCTGGCGGCTGACCCGACCCTCGCGCTGCCGAACGTCCTCACGATCGTCCGCAACTCGTCGATCGGATTCGAGAACGACGTCCTCTTCTACCTGATCTACAAGCAACTTCCGAGCGGCCTTTACGGCTACATCGGCGAGGTGGATCTTCGGGCGTTCGTCCTGGTGTACACGTTCCGAGACACGGGCGAGGTGGCACCGGATCCGGGGGACAACCCTCCCGAGGCGGGCCCGCGCTTCGACGCCGCGGGCGAATACCCGGCGTGCGTCGCCTATCACCAGCAGCGCCTGGTCTTCGCGCGGACGGGCGACCAGCCGGACGCGCTGTTCCTCTCGCGCCTGGCCGGCTACCTGAACTTCAGCTACCACGATCCCCTCGACGACCGGGACGGGATCGAGGCGGGCCTGGGGTCCCAGGAGATCAACCCGATCATGCACCTGGTCCCCCTGCGGCGCCTGGTCATCCTGACGGGGGCCCAGGAGTGGATCGCCGAAGGGAACGACGCCGGCACGATCACGCCGGGACAACTGAACATCCGGCCCTACACGAATCACGGGGCCTCCCGCGTGCGCCCCGCCGTGGTCGAGAGCGACATCCTCTACGTCCAGGCCCGCGGGAACGAGGTCCGGAATCTCTTCTGGGACTTCGCGAACGACACCTACGGCGGCCAGGACGTGACGCGCCGGGCGAGCCACCTCTTCCGGGAGCAGTCCGTCCGGGACATGGCCTTCTCGAAGACGCCCGACGGGATCCTGTGGGTGGTCCGAAACGACGGGACGCTCCTCTCGCTCACCTACTCCCGCGCCGAGGAGATCCTCGCCTGGTGCCGGCACGAGACGGCCGGCCAGGTCGAGCAGGTCGCGAGCATCCCCGAAAGCGACGACGCGATCCGGGGCGGCGAAGACGCCGTCTACATCGTCGTCGTTCGGGTGGTGAACGGCCGCACGATCCGAGCGGTCGAGCGGCTCACCGAGCGGACGGTCGACGAGGACCTGCGGGCGCGCTATCCGTGGTTCGGGGACGAGTGGCTGATCGAGTACCACTTCCTGGACTCCTTCCGCTCCTATAACGGCTTCAACCTGGCCGCGACGACCCTCACCCTGACGGGGGCCGGCTGGACGCCCGCGGCAACCCTGACCCTGACCGCGAGCGTCGGGACCTTCCTGGCGGGAGACGTCGGGACGGGCGTGGCCGCGCGGAAGTTCCACCTGTGGGATGCGGGAGGCAACCTCGTGGTGCTCGAGGTCGTCGGCTACACGAGTCCGACGGTGGTCTCGGTGCGGTCGGATCGTAACGTCCCCGTCTCGCTCCAGGCGGTCGCGCGGAACACCTGGGCGGCCGCGGTCCGCCGGGTGAACGGCCTCCCCCAGCTCGAGGCCGCCGAGATCTCCGCGATGGGAGACGGCCGCCGGATCGCGAACGCCTACCTGGACGCCGCCCCCGTCGTCGTCGCCGGCGGGATGGCGACCTTCGGCGTCGACCTCTTCTCCGCGATGATCCATGTGGGCCGGCCGGCCCACGCGGATCTCGAGCTGCTCGACGTCGAGAACGGCGAGGGCGACAGCATCTACGGCCGCATGAAGACGGTGCGGAACGTCGGCGCGTACGTCCGGGGCACCCGGACCTTCTGGGCCGGCCGGGAGCTCCCGGAGGACGACGGGACGCCCGGGGCGCTCGTCCTGGGCATGGACGAGCTCCAGGCCGACGACGCCGCCGAGGTGGTCTCCGGAGACCTGCCGGCGCCGCTCCTCGGGGGCCACTTCGACATCCAGATCGAAGGGGAACCGACCGAGCACGGGCGGGCCGCGATCCGCTGCGTGGAGCCGACCCCCCTTGAGATCTCGGCCGTCTCCCGAAGCGTGGAACTGGAGGGCTGATGGGCCTCGAAGGCGGCGGTCTTGCGGACCTGACCTTCCTCACGAACCTCGTCTCGGGCGGGGGCCGGATGGCGAGCTCGTTCAGTCGGGCGGGGGCGCTCTCCGGGATGGGCCGCTACGAGGGCCAGCTCGCGAAGGACCAGGCGGCGCTTCTGGACATCCAGGCCCGCCAAGTCGTGCGGCAGGGCGACGAGCGGGCCGGGATGGTCACGCGGGACGCGCGGCTCCTGGCCGGGAAGCAGGCCGCCGCGGCCGCCGGCCAGGGCGTCGACGTCACCTCGGGCACCGCGGCGCTCATCCAGGAACAGACGATGGTCCACGGCGCGCTCGATGCGGAGACGGAGCGAAACAACGCCTGGCGCGAGGCCTGGGGCCTCCGCGCGGAGGCCCAGAACGTCCGCTTGGCCGGCCAGGCCGCCCAGTCGACGCGGAACTACGAGGCGGGGGCCACGGCCGCGACCGGGGGCTATCAGTTCGGGGTCGACCTCCTGCGCGCGGCGGACCTTCACGGTCAGATGCAGCTCCGCAGCGTGGGGAATCCCGGCTCCTCGAGCATCTTTGCCGGCGCGTCCGACGCGGCGCTCTACGGCGCCCAGGGCGGCGCGGGCGGCCGCCTGGCCAACCTCGGCACGTCCGCCAGGTCCGCCCGTCGGGGGCGAAGCCCGTGACCCTCCCGAACGAACAGGGCGCCGCCCGCTACACGGGCGACGGCCTCACGTCGGACTACGCCTTCGGCTTCTACACGCAGAACCTGGACGACGTCCGCGTGCTGGTCCAGAACGCCGACGGCCTGATCAGCCTCCTGGTCCGGAACACCCACTACACGATCACCGGGGAGCGGCAAGACACGGGCCTGGTGACCCTGATCGCCGGCTACTCTCCCCTCCCCGACGGCTGGGGGCTCGCGATCCTGCTCTGGCCGGAGCTGAACAACGAATCGGTCTTCCGGAACTCCCCCACCGTCTCCCGCGCCCAGCTCGAGGACGCGATCGACCGGATGAGCCAGCGGATCATCCGCCTGGCGGACGCCGACACCCACGCGCTCCGCGTCTCCGAGATGGAAGCGGGAGGGGCCGACCTCGTCCTTCCTCCCCCCGCGAACCGGGCCGGCGGCCTTCTGGGCTTCGACGTCGACGGGGTGCCGGAGATCTTCCCCGGGCCCGGCCAGACGGTCGACGATCCGGACGGTCCGGAGTCGGCCTTCACGGCGGAAAACAAGGACTCCGTCACGATCCAGAAGGGGCAAGCGGTCACCATCCACAGCTCCGGCGTGGGCGTCATCCGCGCGGATGCCGACCTCCCCGGGGCCCCCTGCGACGCCATCGCGGGCGAAGACGTGGCGCCCGGGTTCAGCGGGACCTTCATCACCGCGGGGTCGCTCGATCAACCCGACTGGACGAACGTCATCGGCGCCCCGAGTCTCGCGGCCAAGGCGACCTATTACCTGAGCCGCACGCCCGGGCGCCTGGTCGCGACGCCGGATCCGGCCGGCTTCTTCACCCAGTCCGTCGGCCGCCAGGTGGGCCCGACGACGCTCGACGTGAGCATCAAGAGCAAGATCACCTACTAGGATTTTCTCGAAGGAGCTGGTATGGCCCTCCGCAAGCCGCTGGTCGTGAACTCGGGCGAGGTCCAGCAACTGCAGTCCGGCGACACCCTCGACGCCCCGCAGGCGGGCGGCGACGACGTCACCATGACGAACGGCAACGCCGGGGCCCTGGTCATCGGGACGCCCGTCTACGTGAGCGGGAACAACACGGTGGACAAGGCGAAGGCGGACGCCTCCGGGACTTCGAAGGGCTTCGGCTGCATGGTCCCGGTGAGCACCGGGGCGGCGACGCCCGGCGCCGTCCGCCGCGACGGCGTGCTCGCCGCCACGACCGGCCAATGGGACACGATCACCGGCGGCGCCGGGGGTCTCGTGGCGAACACGGAATACTACCTCGACCCCGCGACGGCCGGGAAGCTGACCTCGACGCCGCCCAGCACCGTGGGCCAGTACCTGGTCAAGATCGGCCGGGGGATCTCGACGACCGAGCTGGATATTGCGATCGAGGATCGGATCCTCTTGTAAGCCGCGCGTGAGAGAAGAGGCATAGAGCGATGAGCGACGTCCGTCCGCTGGTCCTCGAGGAGGGGCTCCTCCAGAGGATGCAGCCCTGGCACACGATCGACGAGGACACGCTCCCGCCGAAGATCGACGAGACCCGAATGCTGGTGAGACTGCTCGTCGTGTACCTTTGCGAGCAGGGATTCGGGGATATCCCCGAGGCCCTCCTGATAGACGCTTTCAGCGACGAGACGGAGAGCCGCGTACCCAACGAGACTGAAACGTAGGAAGAGGAGAAGCCGCCATGGCCATGACCATCAAGGGAATCGTCCGCGGATCCGCGCAGCCCAACCTCGCGGAAGGCTCCGAAGCGGAGCTGCAGGTCAACAACCGCGCCGAATTGCTCATCGCCGCGGGACTGCCGCCGCTCGCGACGGTCACGAACAAGGGCAACTCCTGGTGGGCGTCGACGACGACGGCCGCGGCGCCGGTGGTGGCGATCCCGACGACGGCGGCGCTTTTGGGCCTCTGGAACGGCGAACCCGACAATGGGAAGTCGTACATCATCGACTCGATCTTCATGGTGGTCGTGGTCGTCACCGCCGCCGTCCAGAACTACGGGATCCTGGGCAACGTTTCCCAGGCGCAGATCCTCACCGCGATCGCGGACACCATCACCAAGCGCCCGCTCAAGGGCGGCGCGGTGTACGGCGGGTCGGCGCGCGTTGCGGTCGGGATCACTCTCGGGGGCACCGACGGCATCGCGGCCAACTGGATGCCGATGGGCTCGACGGGCCCCGGGCAGAACACGCTCCAGATCGGCACGGTGATCGACTACGACGTGAAGGGGCGGATCATCATCCCCCCCAAGAACCAGTTCTCGATGAGCGTGCTCGCCGGCGCGGCGACCGCCTCGTCCATCCAGGTCGGCGTCCGCTGGCACGAAGCGATCCTCTCGCCCACGGTCTAGGAGGGCACAGGGATGGACTTTCAGAATGGCGGTCTCTTGTCCCGGGTGGCCGGGAGCCCCGAGCAGTTGATGAACGCGGCCTCGCGGGAGATGGCCTGCTCGAAGGGGCTGGAGGAGCTCCTGAAAAAGTACGGGTGCGACCTCACGATGCAGCCGACGCTGCTGCCGGTCACCTTGCCCAACGGGCAGGTCGTCTTCGCGGTGAGCGGGCAGATCCAGTTGACGGCCAGGGTGAAGAAGTAGGCCATGACGCTTCCCAACGAGCTCGGCGCCGCCCGGTATACGGGAAACGGGGCGACGTCAAATTACGCCTTCGGCTTCTACACGCAGAACCTGGACGACGTCCGCGTCCTGGTCCTGGACCTGAGCGACAACGTGATCCTGCTGGTCCGCGGCGTCGACTACACGATCACCGGGGAGCGCCAAGACGCGGGCCTCGTCACGCTGATCGGGGCGTACGCGAACCTGACCCTCAACTGGAAGCTCGCGATCCTGCTCTGGCCGGAGCTCAACAACGAGTCGGTCTTCCGGAACTCCCCCACCGTCTCGCGCGCCCAGCTCGAGGACGCGGTCGACCGGATGAGCCAGCGGATCATCCGCCTGGCGAATGCCCAGGACGCGGCGCTCCGCGTTTCGGAGTTCGAGGCCCCGAGCGCGGCGCTGACCCTCCCCCCCGTGGCGGACCGCGCCGGGGGGGTCCTGGGCTTCGACCTAAGCGGCAACCCCACGATCTTCGATCGGACCGGGACCTGGCGCTCCGGCGCCGGCGCCCCCGCGGGGGGCCTCGGGGAAGACGGGGACTACTACCTCAACACCACGAACGGCGACATCTACGCCCGGGTCGCCGGGTCCTGGGGCCTCATCGGGAACCTCACGGGCCCCCCCGGCGCCGCTGGAGCTGCCGGCGCCCCGGGCGCCCCGGGTGCCGAAGGGGAGAGCGGCGAGTGGCTCTCCTGGACCATCCCGGGGGCGCTCAACCTCGAGCGAAACGAGCGGATCCTCAACTGGCAGATCGAGGAGGCCGACGACTACGACTATGCGGACGTGCGCGTCGAGGAGCTCCCCGTGGGGGCGAACGCCGTCTTCGAGGTCGTGAAGAACGACGCCGTCGTGATCGCGACCCTGACGGTCGTCCCGGCCGGGCCCAAGCATGTTGAGGTGTCAGGCATCTCGGGTGCGGTGATCGCGGGCGATCGCCTGCGCGCCAGGATCGCCGGAGTGGGTTCGATCACGCCGGGGGCGGGCGCCCTGGTCCGGATCAAGCGGACGGCTCCATAGGAGATCAGATGGCCACCGACAGCTACCTCGCGACGACGTACCAGCACGACCTGGCCACGGTGGACGACGGGGCGGAGCTCCTGGCGGCGATCGAAACCGTGCTCACCGCCGCCGGCTGGACCGAGACGGCGGCCAACGTGTGGAAGAGTCCCGACGCGGCGCGCTTTATCGAGGTGACCTTCACCCTGCCGGCCGCGGACAAGCTCCAGTTCGTCGTCGAGGACTACGTCTCCCGCACATTCTCCGCCCGCCGGGTCGGCACGGTCGACACCGGCCTCTGGTCGATCCATGCGGGTCCGTACTTCCTCTACCTGGGCGGGCCCGACGCCAACCGCTGGGGCTTCATGGGCCTGGTCGATCACTTCCCGGCCCCGGCCGACTCGCACAACCGGGATGCCTACTGCGGCGCCCCCCTGGATAGCGCGGACGTCGCCACGTCGGAGAATTTCGGGGACTATCTCAACTGGGACGAGACGGGCACGGAGTACACGGCCACGGTGCAGCGAGTCGCGCTCCTGGTGGAGGCGACGAACAAGGTCGTCACCCGCTACCTGAACGGCGTGGGCTACGATTGGCCGGATGTGATGTACGCACGGGCCAACGTCGGCGGAGATCTCCACCTCGCGGGGGTCTGGTACCAAGCGATCGTCGTCGATCCGGCCATGAACATCGGAGAGGAGTTCCAGGCTCCGCTCGACATCGGGACACTCGGGACGTTCCGCGTGCTGTCGTTCCCCGCGCATGAGTCCTGCAAGCTGGCGGCGAGGGTAGCCTGATGGCGATCGCATCGTATTGGGCGTCCGGGTGCTTCGTGAAGGAGCTCTTGGCCGTCGTCGACGTCCAGGACGTCCTCGACCAACTCGTCCAGCAGTTCACCGTGAACCATGCCGTCGCGGATCGGTGGACGTCGCTCGGCGGGGGGGTCTACCGAAGCCCCGCGATTTCCGGCGTCTACCTCGAGGTGACGTTCGCGGTGCTGGATACCGAGGACATCGCGATCACGGTGAAGCGGAACTCGATCACCCTCATGGCTGGGCGCTTCCGCATCGACGACACCGGCACCGATGTCCGGGTCTACTCCGGGCCCAGCCACTTCGCGCTCGTGTGCTCGACCGACGTCGTCTGGGCCGCGCTCGCGGAAACGGCTCCGATCCTTCCGCCGCCGTGGCCCTATCGGGCCGGGTGCTTCAGCTTGCTCGATTCGGCCGGGAATCCCCGCGGCGTCGTCGCGTGCAACTACGTGTTTTCAGAACACGCGGCGGGGGTGGCGCTCACGGCGACCCTCGCGGGGATTTGGGCTCAGGGGGCGACCGGCTGGTATCTCCAGGGGCTCGGGGGAAAGCAACTCAAGTCGACGGTGGAGCTCACCTGGACGAACCTGGCGGGTACCCAGTCTTACCTGCTCGGAACGCTCTTCGGGCTCGCGCTCGTCGACCGCGACCAGGTCGATCTGGTCACCGTCGTAGTCGAGGTGGACGTGGGCACCACGCGGGATTTCGACGTGCTTCCGCTCGCGAACTTCAACTCCGGGAAGATGGCGATCCAGCGGGGGACGGTGCTCTAGGTGGGCTACTATCACCATTCCGCCACCCGGCCGCCCACTCCTCCAGGCTTGCTTGCGGTCGTGACGCTCGAGAGCATCTGGCGCGAGGGCATGGTCGCCGTCATTCGGGTGGCACGGCTCGCGAGCGACGGGGGCCCGCTCCGGGTGACCTACGAGACGGACGATTCCGGCGGGGGGGAAACCGCGGTCGCGGGGGTCGACTACACGCACGTAACCGGCCTCCTTACCTGGGCGGATTATGACCGCACCTCGCGCTACATCAGCGTGCCGATCCTGGCTCGCGCCGGCGCCCAGGGACAGCGCTTCTTCACGTTCCGAATCAAGAACGCGACCTTCACGGAGCTGCAGTTCGGCTACGGGCCCCCGTTCTATCCCGGCCTGATCTCGATCCCCGAGACGTCGGTCTTCATCCTGGACGCCGACTACACCCAGGTCGCCCCCTCGGCGATCCGGGTCGCCTCCGTCGCGTACGTCGTCCGCGAGAACGGTGTCTCCCTCGACGTCAAGGTCGTGCGCGCGGGCAACCTCCAGGGGGAGGTCCAAGTCGACTACGACACCGTCGACGACACGGCCCAGGCCGGCGTCCACTACGGCGCGGAAAGCGGTACGCTGACCTGGGCCGACGGGGTGGGCGGGGAGCAGACGGTCACGATCGACATCACCGATAACGCCACCGAGGACGGGGCGGTCCAGTTCTTCTTCGACCTCTCGAATCCCGTGGGACCGGCCTACATCGAGGAGGACTGGGACCGCGCCACCGTCGTCATCGAGGACGACGAGTCCGATGATCCCGGGGTGGCGGGCACGATCGCGCTCGTCTCGGCGGCCTACGCCGGCGTGGCCGGCGAGTCCGTCGTCCTCTCCGTGGCCCGCACGGGGGGGAGCCTTGGCGCCGTGGGCGTATCGTTCCGCGCCGACGACGGGACCGCCGTGGCGCCCAACGAGTACACGGACGTCTCGGGGACGCTCTCCTGGGCGAACGGCGAGCTGGGCGTGAAGACCATCACCGTCCCCCTCGTCGACGCCGACTCGAATCCGGAGCCGGATAAGACGTTCACCGTCGTCCTTCACACGATCACGGGCGGGGCGACGCTCGGTCTGGCCACGGCCGTCGTCACCTGGCAGGACGATGACGAGGTTTCCCACTACGCGCGCTTCCCCTTCAACATGACCGAGGACCGGCTCCGGGACGCGCGGTTCCCCGCCATCATGTCCGCGAGGCGGGTGCGCGGTCGGCCGTTCTCGCTGATGGTGGGCGCCGGGATCTCAACGGGCGCGGGGACGTCCGTCTACAACAACTCCCCGAACATCCCGACGGAAGGGACGGGTCTCGTGCCGATCGACGACGAGGCGCTGGTGAGAAGGGTTTAGCCGTGTTCTACAGCCTGGAGGGCCCCATGCGGAACGGCGACATCCTGGCGGGCCTGGCGGTCTTCGTGGCCCAGGTCACCGGCCAGGCGGCGACCGATCCCCTCGGGATCCTGATCGAGTTCCTGAAGGCGGGGGTCCTGGGCGCGATCATCGCCTGGCTCTTCTTCGAGCGCTGGCAGGAGCGGAAGCTCGACCGGGGCGCCCGGCACCGGCACGCGGAGATGCTCCAAGACAACACCGCCGCGGTCGACCGCCTCCGGGGCGCCGTCCGTGAGAACAGCGGGCTCATGCATCTGACGCTCGGCCACCTGGGCCACCGGCTGCCGCCGCTCCTGGAAGAGGATCCGCCGGCGCCGGCGGGGGCCCGAGAGGCCGAGACGAGGTAGGAGGATTTCGCCATGAAGATCCCCGGGTGGACCCTGGTCCTGATCCTGGCCCTGGCAGTAACGGGAGGGGGATGCGACGCACGGAACGCCGTGACGGAGGAGGACCGCGCGGTCCTCTCGATGAGCCGGCAGGCGGCCGAGATCCAGGAGGCCTCCGTGGGGGCCCTGGTCGCCTTCGTGCGGGGGGCGGCGGTGCCGATCCCGGTCACGGTCGAGCAACTCATGGGCACCCTGACCCAGGTGAACGCCGACCAGCGGGAGAACCTGGAGGTCCTCGAGGAAAACTGGGGGGCCCCCAAGGCGCCGGTCACCTACAGCTCCGCCGCAGCGAAGGCCGCTCGGGAGGCCTCCCGGAAGTCGCACACCAGCGTGGGCTTTTGGGCCGGCGTGGGCGCGTTCGTCCTGACGGCCCTCGGCATCGGCTGGAAGATCCTGCGGAGCCCCCTCGTCAAGGCCATCCCGATCGTCGGCACCTACGCGAACGTGGCGGACGCCCTGGTCGAGGGGGCGGAGCGCTGGATGGCCCGGGAGAAGCGGGAGGGCCGGCCCGACGCCGCCGACGGCCTGGCTGAGGAACTCGCCCGGACCCAGGCCACCCGGAAGCTCGAGGGCTTCGTGGAACCCCTCCTGCTCGCGGCGAAGGCGCGTCTCGCGAAGGTACTGCCGCCGACCGTGGCGGGGGGCCCGGCAGGCGCGCCGGCCGTGGAACGTCCCCCGGGCCCTGCCGAGGCGCCTGCGGCCCCTGGCGGGGCCCTGGCGGCTTCTGCGGGGCCCCCGTAGGGAGATCCTTTCTCAGCTTGGCCCGGTTGGGGTCGGCTCCGTCCCTCGGACGGCCCCGCCGGGTTTTTCGGTTTGAGATAGACTGGAGGCGAAGATGGCCGAGATCCCCCGGTCGGGAGGCATCCGGGCCCTGCCCGGGGTGGCTCCCACGGTCCGCCGCCGCCCGAGCCTCGGGGAGGAGTCCTTCGGCGGGGGGGCTGCCGCGGCCGGCGCCATGGCGGCCGCCGGCAAGCTCGCCCAAGGGGTCGAGGACATCGCCGTCCGCGCCCATGAGCGGGCCGAAGAGGCCCAGTTCAACGAGCTGGTCGCCCGCATCGAGAACCAGGAGGTCACCCTCAAGACCGAGCTCTCCCGGGTCCAGGGCAAGGCCGCCCTCCAAGCCGCCGACCAGACCATCGTCAAGTGGGACGAGTTCGGGGGGGAGCTCCTGGACGAGGCGATGACCGACCGGACGCGAGCGCGGCTGGCGTCGACGCTCGACCGCCAGCGGGTGGCCCTCCGGGCGTTCTCGGAGCCCCACGCCCAGCGGGAGATGGTGGCCTTCGAGGCCCAGTCCCTGGAGGAACGGGTCACCGGCGCCGAGAACGCCGCGATCGTCTCCGGGGATCCCCTGCGGGTCGGCCTGGCCCTCGAGGACCAGTTCATCGCCCTCTCCCGCTTCGCCCAGCTCACCGGGAAGCCTCCCGAGTGGCTGAAAAACAACGTCGCCGCCCGGGAGAGCCGGATCCACCGGGGCCTCCTCGTCCGCATGATCGGGCAGGGGAAGGGCCTGGCCGCGAAGGAGTACCTCACCGCGAACAAGGAGCACCTGGTCGCCGGCGACCTCCTGGCTGTCGAGGACGACGTCCTGCGGGGCTCGGCCCTCGGCCAGGCGCAGAACCTGGCCGACCAGATCGAGGAGAAGTACCCCGACCCGAAGGACCAGACGGCGCTCCTCAAGAATCAGCCGGACCTGGACCCCCAGGTCCGCGCGATGGTGGAGGACATGCTTTGGACCCGGGGGCAGCGCCGGAAGGTCATGGAGGCCGGCGACTACGCGGACCTCCAGGACGAGGTCATGAAGGCCATCACGGGTCCTCGGCCGCTCGCGGGACTGCCGGGGATCCTGGGGGGCCTCGGGAGGCCCGACACCGCGGAGCAGGCCGTCGGGCCGGACCGCTGGGCGAAGCTCTCGGCCGACGACCAGGCGAAGGCCGCCAAGGTCTTCCGGCAGATGGAACTCGGCGCCGAGCCCGACATGCGCGCCGGCGGCGGCTCCGGCTGGCAGGCTTGGACCAAGTGGAGCGGCATCCCCGTGGCCGATCGAGCGAAGATGACGGACGCTCAAATGTGGCTCCAGCTCCGGCCCCTGCTCGACGACCAGTTCTACGCCGCGGCCCTCAAGGACCGGGAAGACGCGAAGGCCGCCCTCGCGAAGGGGGAGAACGGGCTGTCCGACCTGGGAGGCTGGGAGGCGACGGTCAAGGACTTCCTCCGCGTGAACGGCGTCACGACCGGAGACTCCGGCCCCAAGAACGCCGCCGAGCAGAAGACGGCGGCGGAGCTCGAGATGCTGATCCGCTCGCGCGTCTGGGCCTTCGAGAAAGTCAAGAAGCGCCCGGCGGATCCGCAGGAGCGGGTCGACATCATGAAGGCGGCCGTGAAGGAGAAGGTGATCGCGCGCGCGGAGGCCCCGCCCCTCGCGCAGATGCTGGGAGGGGTCTTCGGCCAGGGACGCTACGTCTACCGCGAGGCCCCCCGGCTCGGGGTGCTCGCGCGCACCGAGGTCCCCGTCATTCCCCTGGACAAGATCTCCGAGGCCCAGCGCACGGAGTTCCGGAACCTCCTCCTGGGCCGGGGGCGCCTGGCGACCGACGAGAAGATCGAGCGCTTGGCCGGTGCATGGTCCAAGGACGACGACGCTCTCCTCGAAAGCATCCTCGAGGAGAAGGACTGATGCCCCAGGAACTCTTCGCGGACTGGTACGCCCGGAAGCGCGCCGCGCGCGGCGAGCGCCCCGGGATCACCGCGCCCGTGCCCCAGGCCCCCGCGACCGACCCCCCCGCGTCGACGTTCGGCGACTGGTACGAGAGCAAGCTCCGGAGCAAGGCGGCGATCCTCCAGAGCTCCCTCGAGGAGGGCCAGAAGATCGACGTTGACCGCGCCGCCCGCGTGCTCCGTATGCAGCTTCGGACGAGCGGAAGCCTCGACCTCCTGGGCGAGCCTGGGGTCCTGGAAGAGGCCGAGGCCGCGGCGGCGCGCGCGGACTTCGACGCGAAGAGCTTCTTCCGGCGCTCGCCGGGGGTTGCCCGCTACGTCCAAGCGAGCCCCTACTACGCCGCCCTCGCGAAGGAGGACGTCGGCAAGCTCTCCAACCTCGAGGACCTGCTCCGGCGGCCGCGGGAAGAGTGGCCGAAGCCCGACGAGTTGATTCGCAAGGAGTCGGCCGCCGCCGGCCTGCGCCGCGCGGAGGCGTACTTCCAGCAGCCCACGATGACGCGCCAGCAACTCGAGGATAGCGGCCTTCCCCCGGGCTTCGTCACCGCCCAGGAGGATCTGCCCCACAAGACCCCGGAGGCGGCCGCCAAAGCCTTCGAGGCGGAGGAGTACCTGGTCCGCCGGCGAGAGGAGGACTTCGTCGCGGGGACCCAGGAGGCGGGCGTCGGGGAGACCCTCGGCCGGCGCCTCCAGGAGAATCCCCTCTTCATGTTCCCGGGCTGGTCCGGGGTGGTCGGCGCCGGGAACGAGCGCCGAGCGCTCGACGCACTTCAAGCGATGGCGGCCGAAACGGCGACCCCCGAGCAGGAGGATTTCGGGGAGCGCTTCGTGCGCCTGGGGGCCGCGGCTGATCGCCGGGGGACGACCTTCCTCGCGAAGACCGCCTCGATCATGGCCGAGATACCGGCGTTCGCGGTCGAGTTCGGGGCGACCGGGCCCGTCTACCGGGGGGCCAAGGTCGCCGCCGAGATCGCGCTCCGGGGACTCTTGAAGCGCGCCATGGCCCGCGGGCCGGCGAAACTCGTCCGGACGGGCCTCGGGACGCTCGCCGGCGTGGCCGGCCAGGCGGCGGCCGCCATGCCGATCCGCACCCTGGAAGACGCCCTCCGCCGGCAGATCCCCCAGGTCACCTTCGGGGACGCCGGCGAGGTCCAGGTCCAGCCGGGGACGGGGGACAGCCCGGGCCTCGCATGGGCCCGGGCGGCCCTCGGATCCTTGATCGAGGTCGGGACGGAGCGCCTGGGCGCCTCCGCGGCCGCGCGTTGGCTGGACAAGCAGGCGAACCGGGTCCTCTTCGAGAGCTGGGCGGGGAAGGCCGCGGGGCGGGACTTCGGGGGCTTCCAGAAGCTCCTCCGCGCCGGCGGCGTGAACGGGGTCCTGGGCGAGGTCGGCGAGGAAGAGGCGGCGAAGATCCTCCGGGCGGCCGGGGGCCTCGAGGCCTACCGGACGACGACGGCGGAGGAGTTCTTCGCACAGGGTCTGGCCTTCGGCGCGCCGCACGTCCCGGGGGCCGTCCTGGACCGCCTCAAGCGTTCGCCCGTCTCCAATCCCGAGGTCCTGAAGCGGGTGGGCGACCTGGTCCAGGCGATGAAGCTGGTCGAGACGGCGCCCGACCAGGCGGAGAAACTCTTCCAGGAACTCGCCCCCAGCGTGAAGTACAGCATTCCCGTCGAGGCCTGGACGCGCTACTGGGGGGGCAAGACGGACGAGAAGACGGGCCGCCCCGTGGATCCCCGCGAGAAGGCCTTCGAGGTCACCGGCAACGTCGAGGCTTACGACAGCGCCGTCCGGGGCGGGGGCGACATCGACATCCCCTTCTCGCGCTACGCGGTCACGATCGCGCGGGACGCCCAGGCGAACGCCTTCTTCTCCCAGGAGTACCGCCAGGATCCCCTCGAGCGGACCCCCCGGGAGGCGGAGGTCGAGCTCGCCCGCGGGCAGAAGGAGATCGACGAGGAGGACCGTCTGGCGCAGCGCGCGGTCGAGCGCCTGAACCGCCGGGAGGAGGACGTGAAGGCGATGGCCGTCACCGTCGCCCGGCAGGAGGCCCGCCGGACGCTGGAAGAGCTCGAGGCGAGCGACCTGATCGCCCAGGTGAAGCAGCAGGTGGGCTCCCGCTTCTACTGGACCGCCGGGAAAGCGAAGAACGTCGAGGAGCTCGTGCGCTCCGGGGTCCCCCGGGACATGATCGCCGATCCCGCGGAGTCCGCGCACAGCGGCCGAGGACAGGCCCTGTCGATCGACACGGCCGCCGATCACTTCGGCATGAGCTCCGACGAGCTGGTCGACGCCCTTGGCGAGGCCGCGAATCGCCGGCGGGAGGCGCGGGAGGCGAGCAGCGGCCAGAACGTCCCCGAGCACGTCATGAGCGCGGTCTACGAACGGGAATTCGAGCGGACCCTGGAAGAGGTCGGGGCAGAGGAATCCGGGGGCCTGGAGGCGGCGCGCGAGACCATCCGCCGGATGTCGAAGCGTCGCCTCTCGGTCTCGGGGTTCACCGAGGAGGAGCGTGACGCGGCCGCGGAAATCTCGGCGTCCTTCTTCCGGGCGACGGCCGCTCGAGCGAACGTCTCCCCGACGGCGCTCTACAAGGAGTTCGGGCCACGGATCCGGCGCGCGAAGCGCCCCGGCGCCGCCGCGGTCGAGCTGGCGCAGACGACGGAGGAGGGCTACCAGAAGCTCTCGGCCCTGCACAACCTGACGGCCGAGGACCTCGTGAACGCCGACAAGATCGGCGGCCTGGCTGTCCCGTCGATCGCCATTGTCCCCGAGGGGAAGGCTCAGACGAGTTTCGGCCCCATCACCCTGATCGGCACCAAGGACCTCGGGGATCCAGAGAAGGTGCCGGTCTTCGACGCGGACGCCTACTCCCCCGTGTTCCCCACGGCGGTCTACAAGAAGGTCCCCTCCGCGGTCGCCCAGGAGATCGTGGAGGAGTTCAAGCCCTTCGCGAAGGACTGGAACGATGCGAGCGCCAGGGAGGAGCTGTGGGACCGCACCGTCAACTCACCCGACCCTGCGGTGCTCATCCGGCACCTCTTGAATTCGCGGGCGGGGATCGCGTGGTATCTGGACAGCCAGGGGCAGAGGATCGAGCCCGTCCTAAAAACGATCGGGACTCGCGACGTGGGGACTGCGTTTGCCGGGCAGCCGGCGATCGACGACCTGGTCGCCAAGCGGGGGCCGCTCCTGAAACTCGACTATCACGACGAGGACCTCATGCGCGAGGTCGGGGCCGCTATCCGGAAGGCGATCGACGAGTACGCCGCTTCCGGGGGAGCCGCGGAGGACGTGGATGTGCGGGGGGCCTACTGGGCGGCCGCGGTCTCCGAAGACGGCACGGTGGGGGTCGGGACCTTGGATAGACTCGCTCGCGATCGCGAGCGCTTGGGGAAAGTCGAGGTCGACCTGGGGGCTTCCTGGGACGTTGCACGCGAGGCGATCAAGGGCAAGGAGGCGGACTTCAAGGACTGGCTGGAAGAGAGGATCCTCCCCCTCTTCGGAGAGCCGAAGCTCGAACTCCGTGGGCGGAAGGTCCCCTACACGCTCGAGAACATCGTCGAGGCCATGCAGGGCCGGATCCGGAATCAGGACAAGGGGATGACCTTCGGGGAGGGTGCCGCTCGAGCCAGCGTCTCGAAGCGGTTCCGCGACCTCGAGCAGATGCGCCGTTCGATCGGCCAAGTCAAGGGAGAGCAGGAGGTTTCCGCGGCCAGGGACAAGGCGAAGGAGCTGCTCGAGCGCTACCGGGAGAAGGCGATCCAGCACACGGATCTGGACACCTGGAACGCGCTGGACGCTTCGATGAAAGCGATCGCGGACTTCGTCAAGGGAGCGAAGACCCTCGGTCGTCTCCGCGGCGCCCTGGCGCGGAACGGGTTCAAGGACGTTCCGGATGACGTCCTCGAGCTCGGGCGCCAGGCGGCCGAGGCCTGGCTCGATGCGCCGGTCCCCTACTTCGAGGCGAAGCCGCAGCGCGCCGTCGCGATCTCCGAGTTCGCCGGCGCGGTGGTGCCGGAGGATACCCCGAAGAAGGCCTTCGAGGTCCTCGAGCGCCACGGTGTCCCAGTCCGGACGTACTCGAGCGAATCGGCGCAGGGCGGCCAAGCGAAGGCCACGGATGAGTTCCGGCGCGAGCTCGCCGGCAAGGGCGCCCAGGTCCTCTTCCAGCGGGAGGCCGCCGGCGAACGCGCCCAGGAGTTCTTCCAGCCGGCCTTCCACGGGTCGCCCCACCGCTTTGAGCAGTTCGACCTCTCGAAGGTCGGCAGCGGAGAAGGGGCGCAGGTCTACGGGTGGGGGCTCTACTTTGCGGGCAGGAAGGAAGTCGCGGAGTTCTATCGGGACAACCTCTCCAAGCGGATAACGATCCCCGGGGCTTCGACCGGCGGCTCCGAGTGGGTCATCGAAGGCGCTGAGTTCCCTGAAGGGCGCTCCGGGCATCGGGCGCTCGACACCGGCCAGGATATCGACTCGCTTCTGTCCGCCGTTAGGACCGGCTCCGCCGAAATGGAGAAGTACCTTCGCGGGAGGATTGAAAGGAGAATTGCGTTCTGGCGGGAAGAGGGCGCCCCCGAGGGGAGCGCCGGCGAGGACATGCAGGCACTCGTGGACTTCTACGAGCGGCATGTCATCGCCGTCACCCCAGACAAGATCAAGCAGCGTCCCGGGGGCCG